AATAAACCTTATTTAAAAGATATAGAAAAACTTTGTTATGAAAATGGATCAAAACATCATCTACACATTTATACAGATAGATGGACGAGGAGAAATCCTTTTACATTTGTAGATAGCAAAGGAGAAAAACAGAAACTTGAAGAAGTAAAAGAGAATATACCTGACAATACTGTAATTATTGAAAATAAAAAATTAAAAATAAGAAGGGAAAGTTATGAAAGATTACAAGTCGCAACAATAAAAAGACAATCGAAATCACCCAAAGAACTTAAAAAAATTAATTGCGAATGGGAAATTGACAATAGAGTGTTAGTAAATCCTGATGGACAAGTTTTGCCATGTTGTTATTTTGCAAATTCTCATTTTTTTAATTCAATAACAAACAAAGAGAATAATTTAGTAACTCATCCTTTAATTAAACATTATAATCAATATAAAAAAAGTCACAATGTTTTTCATAACAACTTATTAGATATTATAAAAAATGACTGGTTTAGAAAGAAGTTGCCTGACAGTTGGAATAGTGATAGCCCTGTACCCCAATGTTCAAAGCACTGTGGATCATAATATGTCTAAATCTTTTAAAATAAAAATATGTTGCGTTTACTTTGAAGGAAAATACACACCTGACTATGTTGAAAAACTATACAATGGTTTAAAAAGAAATAGCACTATACCATTTGAGTTTATATGTTACAGTGACAATCCCAACGTAAAAGCAGATATAGTAATACCTTTACCAAAACATTCAGATATTAAACTACATTGGCACAAACTTGCGTTTTTCTCACCACTATTTGCTTATCAAAAACCAGGTGATGAAATAATCATCATGGATATAGATCAAGTTATAGTTGGTAATATAGATGAAATGATAGGTTATCCTGTTGATGATAATGAGTTAGTATCGTATGGTAAGTGGTGGAATGATACCAAACTAACTCTTAATGGTGGTTGGTATAAATTTAAATCAGGAAGTTTTAAATATATTTGGAATGAATTTATAAAAAATGTAGAGCATTATCAACTTCGATACTACAACAAAGGCATTGTTCACCACAAATACTATGGAGAACAAAATCACGTTGAAAATACTATAAGATACAACAAAGGTAAAATAACTCTTATGCCTAAAGAGTGGATAGGTAAATATACTAATAATGAAAAAACAAACTTACAATATAATGTAAAGTATTCAGAAATGTTTGATACTGATTATATGATATTAGACAAACCTAATCCTAAGTTAAAGATAATACATTTTGCAAATCCCGATAGTAACATTCACACATCTAAAGAAGATTGGATAAAGAGGTATTGGAAATGAGAATAATTTGTTGTAGATTTGGTAAAAAATATACCAACTGGCACGTTAGAAATCTTAAACATATGATTGATAATTATTCTGGCCTAAAGTATGATAGTTTTGAAGTTATTGAAGATGATCTGTATGGCAACTGGTATAATAAGTTTCAAATGTATGATAGATTTAGAGACGGTGAAAATCTATACTTTGATTTAGATATGGTAATATACAATAAAGTTCCTAATCTAATAAGAAAGGATTTTACACTATTACATGCTTGGTGGAGAGAACCTTATCATACTCCTTTAAACTCATCAATTGTATCATGGACTGGTGATGTATCACACATATGGAATAAGTTTAAAAGTGATGAAGAATACTATATGACAAAGTATTGGAAAGGCAGTGATGAATTTTATTATAGAGAATTAAAATATAATACATACGATAAAGTCTGTTATTCAATACAAGAAGATGAAACTAAAAATAAAGATCACAGTATATGCCTTTTAAATCAAAACAAACATCTTATGGATGAGGGGTGGTCTGGATGGTGGAAAGATTATTTTGTCAGTTCAAATGCCACAGACAATGTATCATAGATAGTTTGAGATTTTCTTAACTTAGTTTTTAACTTAGTGTTCTTAGAGTTTTTTATTTTATCTAACTCAAACAAAGCAATCTTCAGTGTAAACAATTCCTCTTTGTCTTCAGATTTTTCTTCAAAAACAGTTTTTACTAACAGATTAAAAAACTTTGTATCAACTTTATTATTCTCTAAGACTAATCCTTCATTTTTTGCTATCTCTAATACAGCAGTCTCATAATCTTTTCTTTCTTCTTGTTTTCTCTTATATGTTATTTCATGCAAATCATCTAAAGTAACAAACTCTAATAAAATTTTATATTGTGGTTCGTTTTCATCAAAAGGTATTACTGTTGGGTATGTTTCTTTTTTATCTTCACTTGTTGCTAGTATTTCAATAAACTTTCTATCTTCATCACAGAAATATGCCGTGATAAAATTATCTTTCAAGTATTCTTTAGTTAGCATGTCTTTGATCCTCTATATAACTGTATAAATCGACTTTGGGTTTCCATCCTAAATCTTTTAATATACTTATGTCTGCTTTATTATCTAATCTCTCGTTTTCTTTTCCCACCAATCTCTCACACTCTATTCCAAAGTAATCTACAAGTTGAACTAAGTTATTGGTCTCTCCTGTTCCAATATCTAAGACACCTGTAAAATCTGAACTCATTAAAGTTTCAATAGCACTTATAATATCATTTACATGAATAAAATCTCTTGTATGATTTGTATGAATAAAAGGAACATCGTTTCTTAATATTCTAGGAATTAACATATCTTTTTTAGCATTAGGTCCATAGACAGTTGTAAATCTCATACCAACACTATTTTTTGGTGCGATCATCTCTAAAGCATGTTTAGTAATTCCATATGGATTACGCCATGATTCATACACCACTGAAGAACTAGCATATAATATTCTTGTATCTTTAAAAAAGTCAAATAATCTTTGCCCAGCAATTACATTGTTTATCCAATATCCTGTTGGGTTATTTAAACTATCTCTCACACCTGACAAACCTGCCAAGTGAATTACTAAATCGACATTATGTTTTAAGTCGCAATTTAATAAATCATTACCTGACGCTTTATCTAAGCAGATTATGTTATGTTTTTCTTTAAAATGATTTTGTAGATTTTGTCCTATAAATCCATCACTGCCTGTTAATAATATGTTCATACTCTATATATACAAGTTATAACTTCCTAATTTTAAACTGATATGTTGATACAGCAGATGAAGAACCAGCAGGAAATCTTTGTGACCTATAATCATCAGCATTTACAAATAAAGTATTTGTTGTGTTTCCTGTTAGTCTAGTATCTGTCATAGTCGCTCTTGTTGATCCTGATCCGTTTATGTTATAGTTAATTTTGTATCCGTCTGTTGATGAAGCGGCCGTGTGTCTTATCCAATCACTCAATAAACTATCAAAATTTGTTGTAGTATATTCTTGTATATCATTTGATCCTGTAATATACATTGGAGATGTATAAGATGGTGCTGAACCACTCCATGTTCTTCTAAACAAATAATAATTTGTAACTGTTGATGGTCTGTCTCTTGTTGATGAAACATTTGTTGATCCATTATAACGTGTGTCTGTATATACAGTTGTCGAAGAAACCCTAGTGTGATTTGATAAACTAGTTGAAGTATGTAAAGTATAAGTTCCTGCTTGTGAGTTACTTGTATTTGATCCAATTAATAGATCAATTGCAGGATGTAAAAATGTATCTTTAAAATCTTGTAAAGACATGGCACGAATGTTTCCACTATCATTGTAAACAGGAAAAGTTTTACCTGTATCAGATGCTGGCGTTGATGCTGATGATGTTAATCTCAATCTATTATAAGTTACCGAAGTATCACCTAAAGAACCAGGTGTTTGAAATGATGACGGATGGGATGAAACTGTACTAGCAATTTTTCTAGTATCAACTAATGAAGATATATTTCCTGATCCAACTGAAAGGGCCGCACTTGGACTTTGTGAATATTGATATATTGTTTTATCTATGATAGAATCAATCATAGCGTCACTCATCTCTTTGAGATCACCACTCAAATTATATAAAGGTCTTCTCACTGCCATGGCAACCCCCTATGTACTTGTTCCGTGTATTATCTTAACTGTTGTTCCACTTGAGTCGATTATGGATAAAGAAACCGAATTAGATAAACTTGAAAGATTAGAAGAACTTGTAAGCAATGTTCCACTTTCATTCGGTAGATTTATTGTGTTATTTTGTGTTGGATCAATTACCGATAATGTAGTTGTTATACCATCGTCAGTAGCACCTTCAAATACTAAATTAGGTGGTAATGTTGTTGTATTTGTTGTTGAATTAATATTAGTTGTAGTTATAGAACCAGCAACGTTTACGTTTGTATTAATATTTAATGACGTACTATCGTTTGTCGTAATAGTTCCATTTGAAATTGAAACGTTTGAAACTGAAAGACTTGTATTAATAACAACATCATCTGTTAATGCTATTTTAAGAATATCAGTTGGTAATACACCAGCAGATATTTGATTAGTTGTTCCTTGAAATGTAAGTGTATCTCCACCAGCAATTGTTTGAGTATTGTTTGATTCATCAATAATTGTAAAACCATCATCAACAGTAGCTTTTAATTCATTTAACGCACCCATGGCGTTAGTAGCAGTAAATCCTGTTAATATCGCAGGATCACCAACGTCTAAACCAAGTTTATTAAACTCAACTCTAAACTTCTCTAAAGTGTCTGTAACGTATATATGTGCTATTGCCATTATTTTTTAAGTCCTATAATTAGTTGTTTTATCTCTCTTAATTCTGCCTTTAAAGTATTTATTTCTTTTACTGCCGATCTTAGAGTATCTCCTTCTTTTTTTCTGTTTAATACTCTTTGCATATAAACATTATATGCTGATTTGTCAGTGTTGACGATTGCACCAGTTTGTGTGTCTCTAACTAAACTTGCATATCCTTCAACTTTAATTTTAGTCATATTATACCGCCAAAGCAATTCCTCTCAAATCTTTTATACGAGGTGCATAAGCAGAGTTTGTTCCTCTAAATACAATTTTAATTTGAAATGATGAGAAGTCTGATATATTTTCATCACTCCATTTATAATCTTTAAAGTCTCTATCTAATACTTCTTGTCCCTCGGATGATTTAACTGAATCGTCTGTTGTTCCATCTAAGTTAAATGGTGTAAATGGAATATCTTCTATTCTTCTTTGTTCCATACCACCTGTTACTCTATAATAACATCTTAGTTGTGATGTACTTCTAACTGATCCTGCAACTCTTATTTCTAAAGCAGTTGATGGATTTTCTAAAGTAATAGGTCTTGTTATATAAGAACCAGCAGATGAACCACCTAATGTTGCCGTGTCATCTTCATAATTAATTGTATTAGTAATTTTAGCAACTATCTGAGCACCATTAGCAGGTGTTGATGAAATTGTTAATGTACTTCCTGAAATTGTGTAGTCATCAAACGGTGCCAAAGTTGTTCCGTTAAGTGTAACTTTAACATGATGAGCAGACTCAGGTGTTCCTGATAAAGTAAAATCTGTATCAGAATTATTACCTGTAAATGTATCAGTTGAATATACAATTGGATTTGTTAATCTGTTTGTAATAGTAAACGCATTTAATCGTTTCATATCAATTATCGGAGATAGATTTGGATTATCAGTAGTCATAGAAACATTAACTATCATAGATTGATTACCATATCTTGTAGTTGCATTTGATCCTATTTCTTGTTTTTCATTTATTTCACTAAGAACAACTTTTGGTTCTGTGAAGTATATGTTATCTCCAATTACAACTGACTTAACACCACTTTCTAAATCTCTACTGTAAGCAAATGATGTATTGCCAGAGTCCAAAGAGTTACTTGATGTTGATCTTAAAGTTGTATTTAAAGATGTTCCTGGATGAACAACATTTCCAATTTGTAGTTGTAACACATCATAAGGTCTATTTTGTGTTGCAGTTACAGTAGTTGATCCTTCATCTCCTGTTACAGTTGCCGTTCCAGCAGTTGTAACATCATAACTATCTAAAGTTATATTTGATATTGAATTAAAAGTTGTATTGATCTGTGCCTCAGTTATACCATTTGATAATGAAGACGCACCTGAAATAATAACATTATCACTAGTGTGTAACATACCATGATTCGGATGATGAACTCTTAGTAAAGTTGAACCATTAAATGTTCTTAATGGATTAGTTACTAATGTTCTTGTAGGTAATGCCTTGTTAGCAAGTGATAGTGTTCCGGTAGTTGTTGTATCAAATACTGCCTTCTTCAATGTAAATTTTAAATCTTCAGTTTGTTCTGGTGTCCATGTACTGTAGTTAGCAGATTTAAATAATACACCAGATGTTGGTTGTTTAGATACTGTTCTATTAGAATCAAGTGTCTTACTTCCAAGTTTAGCAATGTAAGCTGTGTAGTCTGCTGAGTCTGAATATAAGATTATACAATACTCAACACCTTCGTTCAAATATACAGGTGCGTTGAATGTAAATGTCGTTGCAACTGTTCCATCTGTTGATGTATTAACTTGACTTGCATTTAACCATTTTTCTGAGAAAGGAATTAGTTTTGTTCCTGGATAACCATTCACCATGTTTCTAATTTCTGCCTTAACAGGAATGTCATCTGATTTAGTAGCAAAGAAAGCATCAACACTTGTAACAAATATTCCATCAGCGTCATTAACAACAAATGATTGTGCTAAAGGATCAGGACCTGGATTTCCTCCATCACGTTCTTGTGGTTGATTTACGACAGATGTAACCCTACTTGTTGATCTTGTTTGGTTAACACTTCTTCTTACTGTTCTTGCTTCTCTAGTTGAAATTATTGCCTCTTGTACTGTTTGTAATAATCCTTTTGCGTCATAGTCTGCCTCTGCTGATGTAGCAATAGCAGTTTTATCTTGTGAGTTTGATACCGAACTTGTTAATCTGAATACTCTCTTACCTGTTCTCCATCTTGGATTAGATGAAACTTTTGGATCAGGTATAGTAAATGTTCCTGTAGCAGTTCCGTTTGCGTCTGTTATAATTGACGTTGGAGTTGTGTATGCTGAAACATCTATGTTATCAAAGAAAGGATACACTCTAACGTTTGGTCTCATTCCGTAAGCAGTAAAGTTAATTGCTCTACTTCTTATAAATGGAACAAATGCAATAGATATAACTCTATTTCCTAAACTTTGTCTTACAGTTTGAGGAATAATTTCTGATCTTATTCCACTTCTAGTTTGAACTACAGAGGTTGTAGTTGTAGTTGTTCTTCCAGATGTAGTTGTTCTAGGATTACCAGACCACTGATCTTGCCAGTTGTTCCATTCTGTACTTAATGGGATACGAGTTGTTCCTGCACTTAATCCTCTATCTCTTGCCAAGTTGTCAAATGAACCATTAACATTAGCAATTAAGTCTGGTGCAACTTCAGTTTCTCTCCACTCATCAACAGGTGGATCTAATTCAGCAGTTCCAATCCAATTGAATACTAAGAATGGGTTAAGATTTTCTGTTGCAGTTGCATATGGTTGTTCTAAGTAAGTTGTTTCTGTATAAGGTAAAGTTACAACATCACCAGTTAGTTGATAGTTAGCGTCTGTTCTATCTGTGGCAGTAATTACTGATCCATCGTTATCAACTTCTTCTAATTCAACTGTGTCCTCATTGAATAATGTTCTTGCCTCACCTCTTGCTCTATCGATAGCAGTTTTATAATCAATGTTACCTACATCACCAATATTGTGTCCTGTAAAGTTATCAACTATAAAACCATTTTTAAATCTATCTAGGCCGTTTGTGTCTTGTATTTGTAAATTCTGTGCGTCTTGTTCTAGTAATGACAATTGAGTATAGTATTCTAAGTTTTGTATTCTGCCTTCTAACTTACCAATATCTCTCATTGTAAATCTTCTATTATCTTCAGGTGTTACTGTTACATCACTTACATTTAAAGTATATGCTGGAATGTTTACAGTTGCAAGTAACATATGTCCAGGAAGATTATTAGGTTCTAAAGGATTAATATCGGATGCACCTTCAACTACTTTAAATTCACCTTCTCTAGTCATAAAGATTTTATCTATTCTACTTAAATAAAATTCTAAGTCAGATGAAATAACTGAATTGAATTCAGGAACTTCGACCACTGAAGCGCCAGTACCATCAAATTGTCTGTCTGTTCCACCACTGTTAATAGTAGAGGCGTCTTCAACTCGTGGTCTAAAGTCCAAACTATCTCTCAATTCATATGTTGCACCAGTAGTGTCAGATGTATAAGATGGTATATTTTCGTAATCAACTTGAGCGTTGTAACTATCAACATCAAAATAATCTCCACTGCCGTGTTCAAAATAATCAAAGTCTATTGTTAAATTAGCTGTAGGTTTTATGGCACCAGTTTTTAATTTTATTCTTCCAATATCATAGAAGTTATCTCTTTGTCCTGTATCTAAATCAAATCTATCTGTAATATCATCACCACCCATTGTAATTGAATTAACTCTATAAACATCGGCCTTACCTAAACTTATAACACTGTCTGTGTAGTTTGTAATAGATAAACTTGAAACGTTTGTTAAAGTTTTTGTTTTTGAGTTTACTAATGGTTTATTAACTGAATAAGTTATTTTAACTGTTTGACCGTTATATCCACCAAAATCTAAAACAAGTTCAGTTTGTGCCTGATTTAAAGTAAACATAGAGTCTAGTTTAAATACTTTACCAATATCTGAACCAACTGTTACACTAGCAGAATAATCTTTTGAGTTAAATGTTGAAAACGTTTCACCATTTCCTAATGTAATAGTAATTTGATTTGATGAGTTGACAACTTCAGTTTTTTGTCTTCTAACTTTGTAGTTTGTGTCTGTAACAAAGTTATTTAAAGTTGTCTTTAATGTCTTAACATTATCGTATGGTAATTTAAATACCATAATATTGTTTTCAGGACTATTAATTTTTGTTCTTTGTCTTAAAAGAATACCTGCAGTAGTAACATCACTTCCACCAACATCACTTGTTAAAAATAATGATGTGTCTGAAACAATGTATGCAACTGTTTCTGTTATGTTGTTACCTGTGTCTGTATCAAATGAAATTTGATCACCAGGTTTTAAATCTGTTAAAAAGAAAGTTCCTTTTCCTAATATGTTCTTACTAGAGTTTGCAATTGAGATGTTTCCAACTAATGTTGTGTTATCACCATAAGCAGTTGACAAAGATGTATCAGATGTATATGGTGGTGTTCCATCCATTGCAATTTGTTTAACTGAACTAAATTCTTTTATTGAAGCACCAGCAAGTCCTAATACTGTATTTTGAACTGTAGCAGATGCCGAACTGTCGTTTGTTACAACTTCTCCAGAAGCAAATGTTCCTTCAACGTTTGCAAGAACTAAAACTCCGTGAGTAGCATTTCCTGTACTTGTAAATGCCGTAACATTAGCAATTGTTGTTCCATCAGATGTATATAACTCAAATGTATTAGCACTATAATCAGCGTTTCTTACTGTAAATACATCACTAGTAGTTACAGCAACACTATCAACCTCAAACACAGGTGATAAGAATTTTATTTGTTGACCATCTTTTAATCCTAAAGTTCCTGAAGCACTTACTACACTGTTTGAAGTATTAATAGATGTAATACCTTCACTGTGAGCAACACTTGAATTTTGTACAACACCAGAAGCACCTGAAGTTGAACCAGAAACAGTGTCACCTGTTGTGAAAGATGTATTGTCTAATAAGTTTAAGTGTGTAAACATTTCTATATCAAATAGATAATGTTTGTAAACTGATGTATCGTCTAATATTAAATTAGCGTCAGTATCTAATGCTAATGAAGTTTCAAATCCTCTACTTTTTGCTCTACCAATTTGTGGAACAATTGCACCACTTGTTGCTCTTTCAACACCTTTTGTGTCTGTAGCAACATCATGTAAATTAACTGATTTAAATGCCTCAACTGAAGCACCAAATTCAGCAAAATCAGGTGTATTATAAATGTTTGAAACATTGACAAAGTTATCTACATCGAAAGTTGTTTTGTTATTATTGATAGTTGTAAAATCTCTTCCTTTATTTAAATTAACAAAGTTTGTGGCCATGTTTTCATTTTCATAACCATTAACATATGCTTTAAATGGTGAAACACCAATTGCTAATTTAGATTCTAATCCACCTTCAGATGATATGTAAATACCTCTAACTATATCAGTATCCGAACTTGTTGTATCTTTTAAATGTTCTCTTACTTCAAAATCAGGATTAGTTAAAACATAATCTCCTGATTCATCGAAAGTTCTTCTAGCAAGTGTGTCTTCTAATACAGCATATTCTGTTGATCTAACTTGTGAAAGAATAATACCATTTTTAACTCTAGCGATTTCATAAAAGTTAGAATCTTCAGTTGATGATAAAGTTCTTTTTGAAAGTGATAAAGTAACTTTTAATCTGTGAGCACCAGGAGCGTTTGCGTTTGAATATCCTTGAGCATTGTCATCCAAAGAAGTATCATCTCCAGATGTAATAAAACTTTCAGTTACTTGTAGTCCAATTCTATAACTTGGTTGATTTGTATATTTGTCTAAAACTAATGATGAAGACTCAACTCTAACCATATATCCGTTAATGTAATATATTCCTGCCTCAATACCAGCGGCAGAACCAGTTGCTGTTGTATCAACAACAAATGTATCACCTGAACCTTGTGCCGTTACTGTTTCTCCATCATCAAAAACAGTTTTAACATTGTTTACTGAATCTGCTGATGTGTATTTGATGTATAAAGTATCTGGATCAGTTCCATCTGAAGCAACTACTTTAATAACTGTAGCACCAACTTTAGAAGTATCACCTAATAAATCTTGGTTTAAGTAAGCATTTAAATCTGAATTTGATTTAGATGTAAGTTTTACGGCAGTATAATTTGTATCTATTGAAAGTTGTCCAGGGATAACCATTGACCCTTGTTTAAAGAAGTGGTCACCCATTTTCTCAACTTGGTTTTGTAATATTGTTTGAGATTGTGTTAGTTCTCTTGCTTGAACAGCAAAAGATGGTCTAAACAAAATACGATGATAGTTTTTTGTTTCATCAAAATCATCAAAATATGGGCTGATGTTAAAATCAGTTGGACTTGGCATTTATTTCCCTTTACATTAAAATTCGATAATTAATTTTATATTTTCAGTTTGATCAATAGCTCTTGCAATTCTAACTCTATTCTCAACATATAAAACATCACCAGAGTCATGTTTAATTTCTGGTACTGAATATCCACTTATAAACGAAACAGCGTTTATAGTTTGTGTAGATATATCAGGAGTTCCTGTTGCACTTGAACCAGGAGCAGAAATTACACCTGAACCACTAAATGCTATTTGATCTCCACTTGTAGAGACACCAGCATCGTTGTGTCTAAACTGTGAAAAGTATAAAATATTGTTTGAAGAATCCCACTCAACTACTTTACCAGTTGCGCCTGTTGTTGCCTGGTTTATTTCTTCATCTACTAAGAATGTTCCTGGAGATGGAGAAGCAGAAAGTTTAACAGCAAAAGTTCCTCTAGCTGTAATATCAGTTAAGTCAGTTCCGTTTGGATCTTTAGGGTCTTTAATTAAAGAGATTTTTCTAAAATCGTTAGCAGCAGTGAAGTCACCAGTTCCTAATGAATTGGCATTTTCACTTCCTTCTAAAGTAGTAGTCATCATCACAAAGAAAGCACCTAACTCGGCAGGAGCATTTGCACCGTGACCACCTTTAGGTGGAATAATTACATCTAGTTCAGCACCTGAACCAGTTCCACCAGCATTTGTTCCAGCAATAATATCAGCATCTGTGATATATGCATATGTGTATCCTGAACCATTTGTTGTAATATTAATTGAAGTTACAATACCACTTTGTATAGTTACTTCACACTCGGCAGCAGAACCACCGTTTGCAGAATAGTCACCTCTTATTGGAACACCTGTAATAGTTCCTGATGAACCACCACCATTAATTGTAAATCCAGTTCCACCATTTGCAACAGAAACAACATCTAGTCTTCCGTCAGTAGCTGCAGCCGCAATAGTAGAATCAGTTGCTACAGGCATAAAGTCAGTTGATAAGAAATTAACTTGTTGGGCAGCACTTAATGTATAAATGTATTTCCATCTATATCCGTCAGATGTAATTACAAAAGGTGTAGTAGATGTTCCAGTTGGTTCTACTGTTGAAGTAGCACCACCATTATTATCTAAACACTTGTAAACATTTCTTGCTGTTGTGAGTACATAGTAGGATGCGTCAAACAAAGTTGTTGCACCACTATTTGATGTTCTTCTTGTTGATGAACTATTAGGAACATATTCTTCATAATCATGTCTATACATATCATAAACTGTTCCAGATATCCAATTTCTTCTTGGACATACTAATGCTACATCGTTACCAGTTATTCTTTTGGCAGCGATTAATTCATCAAAGTTATTAAATTCGTTTATTACACTATCACCAGGAGTTTCTGGTATAGTTTCAGTACCTTCAAAATCTGTTCTTCCGTCAGGTCTTGTAAAAGTACCATATTCTCTAATTCTACCGATACCTAGGTAGTAGTAATTAGGGTTTGTTTCTGTGAAAGACTCTCTAAAGTTTTCGGCATTATTAAGTCTAAATTTGTTTGTTACTATTGCTGGCATTTCTTATCCTTTTCAATATTTATATAACTTATTAATATTGTTTTTAATATTTATAATCATTCCGAAGAACATTTTACATCTATTTTATCTTTATCTTTAGGACGATCTATAATAGATTTGAACGACTCATATACTTTTTCTGGTTCTACCATAATATTACGAGGGTCATTTGGGTCGTATTTGTTCTCATTCCACTTATTCCCCATATGAAATTGTAAGTTTTTATGATGTGTATAACCAAATTGAGTCCATCTTGTACTCCCCCAAACAATGACACCTCTTGTTTTAGATGAAGCAGCAAAATGCTGTAAACATGAATCTATACCGATAAATGCTTTTGCGTTTTTAAGTAATTCATGTAACTGTGACCAATGTAAAGGACATTTGATAGTTCCTTGATAACTTGGTTCATTTGGTAATGTACAATCAATAATAGTCAATTTGGGATATTCTTGTTTGATTGTATTAATAACTGTTTGCGCTAAGTATTGTGGATAGATACGGCCAGGATTATTATTATTATATGGAGTATTAGCGGCGCCACCTGTCCAACTACTTTGACCACCAGAAAACTGAATTAAAATATAATCGTTAATTTTATTATCTAGTAACCATTTATCTACTGATTCTTTTAAATGATCTGTAAACATTTTAGGAACCATACTTCTTTCAAATTCAATACCATGTAACTTACTGTATGCTTCAATCAAATGTTGATCACCAAATTGAAAATTTGATTTGTAAGGTTCTGAATAGTAAATATTATCACTACTCATTATTCTTTTATCGTTTAAAGGAATTGTTTGTTCAAATGCTAATTTAACATTTGGATTGTTTGCAAAACATCCAACATAAGGTGTATAAACTTGTATTGGTTGTCCTGCCTTTTCGGTTAATTTATCTACTAGTGATGTGAACGTTGAACATTTACCAACTCCACCTTCAACTATATAAGTGTCTAATGTCATAATAACTCCATAATTTTTAATAATTTAATAATACTATATATACGTCTCTTAAACAGTAGGTGCCGAAGACTTGTAAGGATGAGAACTTGGTAAACCAGCAGTCAATCCCCATTTATGTGCCAAGTATCCTTCAGCAATTTCAAAGTAACTCATATCAGTACCACTTGTTCCTGGTTGTCTTGCATAAGCAAGTGATTCTGCCATTCTTCCGTCTAATTCTTGTGATGATCTATTTCTCATAAATCTTACTTGTTGTCTTATCTGTAAAGAGTTATCATAATCATTTACAGGATTAAATGCGTTTTGACCATTTATTCTAAGACCGATTTGATTTCCTGATTTATTAAAAAATACACCAACAATATACCAAGTAAAGGATGATAAACTTACAAAATTCCATTGTTGAAGATTACCAATTACTGAACTGATTCTATTTGAAGATAGTCCATCTAAATCTAATTCTCCAGGCCAAGTATTATTACTCGCACCTGAACTTATGGCATAATCTCTTTTTGGATTTTGATTAGTTTCTACTGACCAAAATGAATCTTGGCTAGAGTTTGATCCATGATATTGAAATACACCTACAGCCCAATGATTACCACTACTAACTTGACTATTTACATAACTTCCACTTTGGATATATTCATTACTACCACTAAAATCTGCAACGTCTCTACTATTTAATCCATTAGTTACAATTGTTGGTGTTCCACCAATAGAAAAACTGTGTTTTCCAGCCTTATCTGATAATCCTATTATTGTAGTTCCTGATGTTGATCTACTACTACTATCATCAAAGTCAACCCACCAAGCAAGAAATCCCAAATCAGATGGTGCCCATGGAGTAGCGGATGCTGAAGAAGTTGCTCTTCTTCTCATTGAATGTCCTATTGAACTAAATGACGAACCCATGTTATCTCCTATGAGAAACTAACAGATTGTCCTGTAACAATGTAAGAACTTCCTGTATAGTAGATTGTAAATGAAATTATATCTACACCATTAGCAGTACCAGATGGTGTTGAACCACCTTGCCAATTAATTGTAGTGCTTGAACCATTAACATTTAATTGAGTTATCATATAAGGTGTTGAACCTTGATTCCATATTGCTGTAATATTAGTTCCTTGTGCAGACGATAATGATAAATTAGTTACATTTAAAGTTTTATTATTAAATGCACCACTAAGAAATAAACTATGAGATACTAAAGCAGATAGACTAACTGTTGAAGCTGCACCAGATGATCCTAAAAATGATTCTATAATTCCATTATCAGATAATTTTATTCCACCAGTAATGTTTTTATCATTAGTATCTAAATCTCCACCTAAAGAAGGTGATGTATCGTGTTCAACATTTAATGATTGTATATTATGTGATCCTGCTACTGCTGAATAAACTAGATAACCATTATCTATGGTTGAAGTATTTACGTCTGTTAAAGCACCAAGTGTTGTTGGAGCAGTTTGTGATACCCAATCATAATCTGTTCCATTCCAACTTAATACTTCGTTAGTTGAAGCAGATGATTGATTTAAATGTGTATCAACGTCTGAGTCTGTATATGGATTTGTAGTTGATGGAGGTGGTGCCCAAACATAATCTGTTCCAGACCAAGTTAAATATTGATTAGTTGTAGCAGTTGATGTGTTTATATGTGAGTCAACGTCTGAGTCTGTGTATGAGTTAATATTTGCACCATCAATTGTTATTGTGTTACTTGTAACACTTGCTGAAATTCCATTTGTTCCTTGTATAGTTAAGATTTCTCCTAAAGCAACTGTGTCTGTTGTTGAACTTGCGTCTCTTATTGTAATTGTATTGTCTGTAAAAATAAGATTACCAGCACCATCAGTTGATATAAGTTGATTTGCAGAACCATCTGATTGTGGCCAAGATAATCCATCTAATACAATATTTCCAGTTCCATCAGGAGTTATATTAATATCACCATCATTAGTAGATACTATCGCCTGTGTTGAAACATCTAAGTCACCTGCCAATGTTGGATTTGGATCTTCTTGTTGTCCTTGTATTTCTACTGTTCCATTAGGAAGAAGAAAGTTTGGAAATGTTCTTGTTATTTGTCCCATATTTTATTCCTTATAGAGGTAAATACCTTACTTGTATTTCTGAACTTGCCGATGGGGCAAGAACGAAAGTTAATGTTGTTCCTGAAATTGTATAGTCATCTGTTGGAACTAAAACTATTCCGTTTACAATTACAAATACATCATCAACAGTTCTTCCACTTTGATTTAATGTAAATGCACTTGTTGATTCATCACCTGTAAATTTCTGTGTACTGTATGAGTTAGAACTTTTAGCAATAGTTACTGTGTTGCCTGAAGCAGATGTTGTAATTCCTGTTCCACCAACAAGTGTTAAACTTTCAGTTCCTAAATCTATACTAATTGATGTTGAACTATCGTCTAATACACTTAAAGAACCAGATGCCGAGTTTGATATTGTAATTGTATTACCAGAAGCAGATGTTGTAATACCTGCCCCACCAGCAATCTGTAATTGTTCAGTTGATAATGTTATCGCAACAGCAGTTGAACTATCATCTATTACATTTAATGTTCCACCACCTGCGTCTTGTAATTCTAAGTATCCTGTTGAAGCATTATGTGTTAAGACTTGGCCATCTACAGCACTTGCCTGAACACCAGGTAATCTAAATTTTGTATTTGCTGGGTTACCAATTGTAATTTCATCATCAACAATTTGTGCTGATGGTGCAGCTGCATATCCTATAATAACGTTATTACATCCATCTTGCAAATCATAAACACTAGAGCACCAAAAAGGTCCACTAAAACCCCCACCCAAAAAATTAAAACTACTAAATCCAGTAGCTGCATGAGAACCTATGATAGTGTTATGTCCAGTTCTATTAGCACTTGAACATCCTTGATGTAAACTATTAGCAGCATTAGAACCCACAACTGTGTTATTTGTAGGGCCACTATCACCAGATGCTGGACCCATGTGAGCATTGTCTCCGATCACAACCATACCATAAGCTGAAAGTGAATTGTTTCCAAAAGTATTTGTTCCGACTAAAGTAATACCTTGTCCAGATGATGTATAAAATCCAGCACCAGCGCCAACAGAAGTTATATGAGGTGCATAATCAGGTGAAGAAAAATTACCCATTCCTTCCTCACCAACTACTACAACACCAGTTGTAACATCATCACCAAAAGGAGAAGTAAAATCGCATTGATAAGCACAAGCACCAATAATAACTGAACCACTTAGTCCTCTTACATATTGAGCGGCATATGCCCCCAAAACTACGTTTTCACATGAGTTACATCCAAAAGAACATGTATTGGCATCAATGCCTTGAAGAGCATCATTTCCAATAATTACATCATTATATGAATGTGCTAAAGTTGGTACTTGACTTCCACTGTGAACACTTGACATATCACACATACAAGTAAATGCTCTATTACCAATAACAATTGATCCCTCAAGCGCATTGTTCATTGCTGAAGTATTACCTAAAACAACTGAATCTTTAAGTCCTATGTCAACTCCACATAAAGTATTATTACATGTAGCCGCAGCCGCATTGTGTCCTATAACGACATTGGTATCGGCAAACACAACACAGTTCATTGCAAAATTACCAATTGCAAGGTTTGCTGTTTGTTCAAAGTTACATCCATACTTATTGTTACTTGACCAATTTGGAATACCACTATAACTAGAACATACAGCAGGTGGATTACCTGTTGTTAATCTATTTGATCCAGTACACTGCCAACAATCAGAGCATGTTTGTACCCTTGAAGCTGCACTTCTTCCGATAGCAATTTGATAACCAGTTAATGAGTTACTTCCAGCAGATGATCCAATACTAATATTATCATTTCCTGTAGCACTTCCACTAGCACCTCTACCTATAGCAACATTATAACTAGTGTTACTAACTGCACTACGAAAATTACATCGCCCAATAATAACGTTTTCATAAGCATTACTTTGGATACAATTACCACTTTGTTGCCCAAGTACAATATTTCTGCTAAATGTACTTGGATTTGTACTATCAAATAAACTAAGTCCAAGCATAATGTTGCAAGACACATTACAATTAGAAGCAGCACACATGCTTCCCATAATGCTTGCCCCAATTGCAACGTTATTCCATCCGTGAGCTGCTTTTGTCAAAACAGACTTACCTAATGCAACATTACAATATCCATCTGAAATTCCACAAAGAGCATCTGTTCCTACAGCAACGTTATTTGTTCCGTCAACAATACCACATAATGCATTATATCCTATAGAGACGTTACATCCTGCGTTAGCAGCGTTTGGTATGTCTGCTGTTGTACCAATAGCAACATTGCATCGTCCCAGAGGATGATATCCTCTTAATCTCATTTCAGCGCCAGACGCTAAATCAAAACAAGTAAGGCCTTCTAAGCAAGTTGTTGTACAACCTAATTCTAATACTGTTGTTCCTAAAGTTGTACATTTAGAAACAGGTGCCAAATCAATTGTTAAAACATTGTTGGCAATTGAAGTTGTGATAGCGTTACTTCCTGTTATATGTAAAGTTTCACCAAGTGCTACTGTATCAGTAGTTGATGAACTATCTCTTATTGTGAATTCTTTAAAAGCAGGTGCCAAGTCAATTGTTAAAACATTGTTGGCAACTGAAGTTGTGATAGTACTGCCTCCTGTTATGTGTAGAGTTTCACCAAGTGCTACTGAATCAGTAGTTGATGTGCTATCCATTATTGTTAATTCTGAATTTACTAAAGCGGAGTTTGGTATATTTGTAAATGTATTTGAAAGACCATCAAGTGTTTTATTAGATAATGTTTCTGTTCCCGTTTGTGTAATTACAATTGATTGATCAATATCTAATTTTAATTGAGTACCTGTAACAGATGAAACAATACCTAATCCACCAGTAACATCTAATTGATCAGTTGTTAAATCAATACCTATAGAAGATGATGAATCGTCTGTAATTGTAAGTGTTGAAAGAACGGCACCAATTGAGTTTGATTCAAACTTGCCTGTTGATGAGTTATATATTAATGCCTCACCGTTTACAGGATTTGAAACGTCAATTGATAAAGTCGAACCATCACCGATTGCACCGTAGATTTCATTAAAATTATCGTTAATTTTATCACCACCGTCTCTAATCGGGTCACCAGTGTTATCGTTGGGTAATGTTCCTATATTGATTAATTGTTTTGACATATCTCTCTTTGCTCTGCTTTGTTATATTTATAATCGAAAATTCTATACTCTATCCATCTTCTTCTTAGTTGATGACCATCTAGTTGTTGTAGTATCAAACTTAGGCGATGTTGTTATATTTGCTGGTAATGTAAACTTAGTTTTAAGTTGTTGTCCACCACTTGTTGAAGTCATAATAAACACAGCCTCACCACCATTTAAAGATGATCTAGTATGTTGAACTTTCAGTTCCCCTATTGGTTTAAATGTATTAACACTTTGTAATACACTTGAATTCGTTGCCCCACCAAATGCCGTATTAGCATATTTGTTAAGTGTCTTATATCTTGGTCCTAAACCAAAACCTTGTTTAACTAATATTCCTGTTCCGTCTGAATTAAATATTGTTCTCTTAACTCTACTTACAATATCGTAACTTATAGGTGGTGCAAATACAGTTACGTCTCTTGTTTTAGTTGGGAAGTGATCATGTGTTGACGGATCTAAATCAAACGGAACACCTAATTTTGGATCAGTTCTTAATGAAGTGCCATCTGTTGTTGTTCCTAATCTTCTTCCTAACAATGTTCCAAAGATTAATTTGATTAGTGAATCAAAACCAGGTGTTGTTCCAACGATAGGTCTAATTCTTCCACTTAATCTGGATTGTATATCTACTTCTCCAATATAATAGAAACCTGCTGGGTGAGCAGCCTTCTCGTATGCGTCTCTCCAATCATTGATTGATCTACCAACTTTAATGATATAAGAATAATCTTGGTATAATAAACTGTCTTGTAATACCATAGTTGATTCAGAAACCCAACCATCAGTATTTAAAAATCTGCCAGATGTTTCACTTACTACATCAACTGTTGCTGTAACTGTTGCCTGACTATGTCTAACAATTGTAGCAGAACCACCAGGTCCTGTTAATGTAACATTTGTTCCAAATAGTCCATCTGTTTCTTTTACTTTTAAAATTTGTGTGTTAACATCATAAGATACAACTGTACCTGAAACAACTGTTGAACCATCTGATCCTAATGCTGTTACTGTTTGCAATGATGAAAATGCACCAACAACATTTGTTAATACAAGATAAGATGGCATTGTCATTGTTGCAGGAGTTGGCGAATTTTCGTAATTAAATCCTAACTCTAATTCATTAAATGTCAGTACTCTTCCTATTTGACTACCATAAGTTAATATCTTAGCACCACTACCACTTGATGATGTAACTGTTATTGTAGGAATAGAACTAAATCCATTTCCGTTATTTAAAAATCTTAAATCTGTTATATCACCTACACCTGTACTTGTCTCTTGTACAATTTTATTTCCTGTGTATGGATCACTTTTTGTTGTTTCATCTTCTAATACAATATGATCATCAGTTGATGATAAAGATTCCTCTTGTGTAAATCCACCATTAACTACTGATACTTTTGCTTCGGCATTTCCAATACTAAAATTAACAAGATCACCTATTTCATATCCTGTTCCACCTTCATCTACAATTAAATCTTCAAGTGAACCTAATCCTACAGGTCCAACTGAATATAATGCACCTGTTCCACCACCTGTTGTTTGTATTAAATCATTTTCATTATACAAAGCACCATTTGATGTAATAACTTTTTCAGTAATAATACCAGATGAATTTAAAACAATTAAATCATCTTCGTCTGTGTTACTTGATCCTATAATTCTTGCACCAGGAACAAAGTCACCTACAACTGAATCATATCCTAAAACTAACTCAGCAACAATTTTTCCACCAATAGGATATTTTACAACACTTTCAACAATTGCCGTTGCCTTACCTACTAGATTAGTTTTAAATTGTGTAATAGTTTGACCAACTAATTTACCAGCATCAGAAAATCCTACTTCTAATGCTCTCATCACTTTTTTAGTTTCCCACTTACCATCAGATGCTCTTAAAATATTATCTCTTGGATATCTGATTTCAGCAGGTATGTTAAAAAGTAATTGAAAGATTATCTCACTTGCTCTTTTAGTTCCTTTTGCTTCATAGAATGATTTTATATTTTTAACTAAAGTTTTCTTATCTAAACCATCAGCAAGTTTTTCAGGTATAGAATTTAAAAATGCATTTCTAAAGTTTATTAAAAATTGATCTAATGTTCCATCAGGATCAGAATACTCACAAAGTTGATGAATACTTTGAACTGGATTTGGTCTATACTTTGATATTGTTGCTTCGGCACCTGAAGTTAGTCCGTAAATTTCTTCACCTATTTTAAATTTGTTTTGTGATGTTATAAACAAACGAGAACCAGCATCTGTGTCTTCAACTATTACAGTTGCTTGAGCACCAGATATTCTTCCTTTGATAACTTCACCATTAATAAAATCCCCAACAGGAGAATTTTCCATTAATAGATTATCTTCTCCGTCATCCTTTGTACGATTAGTTCCATTTAATTGCATGAAACTAGTTACAACAGGATTTTCTAATTGAATAATATTAGGGTCGTTAATTTTTATAAGTGATAATTCAGCAGCTTCTAAGAATTGATAATAAAGTTTTACAAACTCTAAAAAATACGGATGATCCTCAAGCACAAAATCAGGTGATTGAGTTTCTATAAAGGTTGAGATTTTATCTTTTAAGTCTGCCATTTTTAATTATAACTTGATGTTGTTGAATATCCCACTCCTGCATTTGCTGAACCACCAACAAACGTATCAACTTCAACGTTGATCGAACTATTTGCAACATCTAATTCTATTATTTGATTTCTTAAAGGAACAATGTCGTTAGATTGTGGTTGAACAGTTAGCTCAATTGAAGTTGAAGCAGAACCTCGTATATTCTCAACACTAGTTATAACTAAAGCATTTATTTTAATTTCACCTGTTTGGTAATTAATTGTTCCAGCATTATTGTCAACATAAACTTTTAATCCAGTTGTTGATGTTGAATTATAAAATCTTCTTAGATTACCATTACCATCATCATCTAAGTACATAATTTCATTGCTATTTGAAACTCTAAATCCTGAAGAAAGTAAAACTCCTCCCATGTCACTAGCATGACCCATATGTGGATTATAAAATGAATTTGAAAATGAAACGTTGTAGTTAATTGATGTATCTAAAGATGGTATAAATGATTTTCTTATTTTCACTTTTGTAATATTTGAAAGTATTGAGTTGTCTGTGTCATCAATAGTTTCAGATAATTTTGAATACCTAAACATACTATCAAACATTTGTAATGTGTTATCGTTAAAACTTTCTAAATTAGAAATTACATCTGTTTTAATATCATCGGCAGATTTTGTTGTTGATCTGTCGTCATATTTAATAGTTGAAGTTAAAATAATTTTAGTAATTTCAGGATCAATTATTTCTGGTCTTACTGAAGCAACTGAATATTTTTTTAATGTATTAACAATATCTCTTTTTGTTGTTAATGTTAAGTTAGAACCTGATTTTGGTTTGATAGATATAAAAACTTTTCCATAATATGGTGTTGCATTGTCTTCACCACCCCAAGCACTAATTGAATGTGCATTTGGATATAGTTGATTAACTTTAACTTTATAATCTTCAACTGTAACTGCTCTATCTTGTGACGCATAAAATTTAGGTGCATGAAATTTAACACTTGCATCCGTTTCAGAATCGGCACCGTTAGCAGCATTTGAGTTTACAGTTAATGTAAAGTCATTAAATCCTTGTATGTTACTTGCCAAAGTAAATGTTGAAGCGCCGTTAGCAGCATCTTTGTTAGTTACAACATATTTTAATCTAACAATATTACCATCGTCTAATTTTTTTCCGATAATACCATCACCAAAATAAACTTCAAACTTACCATCTTCAGCTTCTTGTAAGAAATAAACTTTTGAGTCACCATCTAATTCAGTTATTGATGTTGCTCTATTGTAAGTTTGTATAACTGTGTCAGTTGAACTATTTTGAACTTCAACAGTTAGTGTAGTTGTATCAGCATTTGCCGATGGTATAATAAATCTTTGATCTACATCTGAAGAATTTTCTGTATAGTTAAACGTTACATAAGTTCCTTCATAAATTTTTATATTTTTAAATTCATAAACACCATCTATTGGTGCAATTGTATGATTAGCGGCAGTTACAAATGAATAACTTGTTCCGTCAACTGTTGTTGTAAATTTTGTTGCGACAGGCATAGTAATTGAACCACCTGTTCCATCATTCACTCTTACATTAACGTCGGCATAAGATGCCGTTGCCGAACTAGGTGTGTATCCTAATGCCTTTGCTAATGAAACAATACTATTTCTTAAATCAGCAGAGTCAATAAACATTTCATTGACAGCAACGTTTGTGTGATATGATAGATAGTGTGTGTTATATGCTAATAAATCTAGCAACACTGCCATACCAGAACCTTCAAAGTCATAATCTTTAAATTGATTTTGATTTGAAAGAAATCTTTTTAGATTTTCTTTGATGTTATCAAAGTCTAACTCTGAAATATTTAATTTGTGTGATGCCATTTTATCTTAACCTTTGTAAAAATTCTGTTATAGTAACTAAGTCAGGAGAACCAACAACGTAAAAAACAATTCTAACTCTGTATTCATTTTTATCTAAGTCTCCGTTTGTTGTAACTTCAACTATATTTGCTCTTGGTTCGTAAACATCTAAAACTCTTTTAATTCTATCCGTAATAAGTGTCTCAATAACCGGCGTCATGTTTTCAAATAACAAAGCCCTTAGATCACATCCTATTTCAGGATGAAAAGGTCTTTCAAATCGATTAGTAAGCACTAAGTTACGAAGCGATCTTTTAACTGCCTCAACGTCTGTTAATCTTACAACGTCTTTTGTTGCAGGATTACGATCAAAATCTAAATTTAAATCACTATAAATTTTATTTGAACGTTTTGAGTTATTAGTTGATGTTGCGTCATAGTTTGCCATAACAATATTTATATAGATTAATTAGAAAAAACGTTAGAAGATCCAGAAATACTGTGTCCACAACTTGCTGAGTCTCCTTGACGACAAATAAACTTACCATTTGCTCTTACTGTTGATGATTTTCCAACCATAGGTGGTGGAGGTGAATGTGGCGATAATCCATGTCCTGCAACAGTGTCACCTACTCTGACAATTCCCGATCCGTTGACAAAAACGTCTGAACTTCCATCAATTGCAACGCCTCCAGCGGCATCAACACCTTTTCGAGCAACTCCTGGCATATTATTGTGCTCTTCCTTGCGAACTATAAGATTTAAACTGTCTTTTTTTGTGTTTATTCATTGAAGATGTTTTTACACTGCCTTTTCTCTTTGCTTGTGATGTTTTTTTTGGTTTGCTTACATGTGCAACAAATGATTTTGCTAATTTTGCCATTATCTACCTATTTTCTTCTTTCTACCTAGTGGTAATTGAATTGAAGACACAATTTTTTTGCCTTTTTTACTAATATATTCAAATCCAATCAATTGATTCTTAAAATTTTCTTGGACAGACTTAACTGCCTTCTTAAAACTTGTATTTTCTTTTTTTTCTTCTTGTCCTTTTTCGTTCCAAAATAAAAATTCACGCATTTTTGCCATGATTCGTTCACTCCTTGTAAGATTCGTTGTTTTTTTATATTTATGACTAAAAAAAACGAGTGTTCTCACTTTGTTCTCCTGTGCAAATTGGCACACCCTAAAAAACCAAGTAAAATCAACACTTTTTTTTGCTTTTTTTTTGTTTTTTTTGCTCTTTTTGCTTGATTTTTCTGTTTTTTTCCTATAATATAAGTGTATATTATGAAAAACAACACTAACAAGAAAGAAAACACTATGAAAAACGAAAATACTATGAATATCAAAAATGATTTAGTTAATGAAATGTTTAATTTTTATAATTCAGATTTTATACTTTCTGACTCTTATACTGTTATCAATTCTGGGCTAACTCATTTTTATGATGATGAAACTATAACTCATAGTGAGTTAAATGAATATATGCATGAATACAAAGATTTTAAATTAGAATCTATCATTGTCATTCCGGCTATGTCACACTAATAACACTAACAAAAAAGAAAGAAGAATATATTATGAAAACTAAAATGAAAATAACAAACACAAAAAATGTGCAAGTACAATTCTTACCTGCTCAAAAAACTAACATAAAACACGTTATAAGAAATAAATCTAAATGTGTTCAAACTAGAATGTCTTGGCAAATGATGTCAAAACATTTAAACAAAAATAACAAAGTTGCCTAACCTAAAGGAGAAATACACTATGAACAATACAACAAACTTAAATCTTTCAATTGTAAGAAATGTTGCTTATAATAAGATTTCAAAAATGCAATCAACAATAAAAGAAGTTATTGAAGTTGATGATCAACTTTTAAAAATGATTGATATAAACATGAAAAATGCTATTAATAAAATAATACATGATTACAGAGTTTATAAACAAACCGGCGTAATGAAAGTTAAATAAGGAGAAACTATGAAATACTTAACAACATTTTTTGCTATACTTTTTATAATGTCAATGATCAGTGCTACTGGTTTTATTGAAAAAGATAGTTACTTAATCGGATTTACTATGATGATACTTGGAATATCATCTGGTTTATTAACGTTAACTTTACAAAACAAACAATAACAATAAAGGAGAAATACATTATGACTAAATTAAAATTTAAAGACTTACCACAAATACTTGAATGGATAAGAGAACCTTCTCATTCTGAACATTTGTATATGATCAAGGCTGCAATACAGAATGTTGAAAATTCTAAGTTTGTTGTTGGTAGTAAAGTTGTCTTTGGCAGACCTAATGGTCAACAAAGAGTTGGTGTTGTTTTAAGAACAAGAAACAATAAGGCAACTGTTGAAGTAAGTAATAATCACAATAATGGAACCTCAAAATGGAGAGTGCCATTTGATCTAATGAGAATTAACACTAATGCTTAAGTGGATATCATTAACTGTTGTAACTGCCGTCTTAGTGACTTATATACATTTCACTTATAAGACGGCATGTGATGTCAAGGATCAACAAAGAACAAGAAACAAAGAATTAGAAAGAGTATTACAAGAAATTAATGCTCAATAAGATTCCGCAAGTTTTCACACTTTCGAACCATCAAAGAA